GCGTTTAAGGTTTCTCAGTTCATTGATCACCGCTTGACCTGGGCCGTTGACCTCTAGGTTGAGCGTACTATTCTTGTATGCCCCCGCCAGATGAGCAATAACCCATGCGAATTGGTAGGTGTTGAGTTCTGAGGTTGCAAACTCTGCCACTTGATCAAGACCATCCGCATATACTCGAAACACCTGTATGCAGAATCTATCGGCCCAGTCTGATGAGCCATAGGCTGGATCAGCACCGATGACGTAGTAGGCTGAGTCAACTGGTTGTTGCCATATCCTAAGGGAAGCGAGACGGTCTGTTGATTGAAGGCACTCTGTATCTTGAAAGAGTTGCCCAAATGCGTATCTGTAACACTCATAGTCCAACCCCTTTGCATACTTGGCTGCGTCTGTGCAGCGACTGTTAGAAAAGAAACTTGTGCCAGTCATTACAAACGCATAGTCCTCGGTAGGCGGGAACTCCTGGTACATGAGGGTCTCGTCCTTGATCCCCTCTGCCATCTTCCACCGCCACCAAGCCATCTGTCTGCTGTTGACCTCCACCCCGTACATCTTCTTGATTTCCCTGACCCACTCTTTCTCATCTGATTTGAGTTTGCCATCCCAGTACACTTTGTACTCTTTGCTCTCAGCGTCCACACTGTAGTATTCGTTTCTCCACCAGCCACAGAAGATCGCACGTTGGGTGCGTGCCTTTTTAGCGGTCTTGTACATATCGTGAAACATATTGAACCCTTGAGCTGTACTCTCAAACAAGTACAGACGTTCTGGGTTCTTCTCTGCAAGTGAGGCAATAAGAGAGGCTAGTCCTTCTTCATTTCCCCAGGATGCGGTTTCTGTTCCATGTAAGTAAGTGATAGCCTTACCTTGGCCCAGTCGAGCTTTGTTTCCCGCAATCTGGTAGAAAATACGACTTCTGTTCTTGAGGACCATTTGGTTGCGATTGTGGGCCACCAACGGAATCTTGTACTCTTTGGGTAAACCCTCAATGTACATTCCCAGTGTTGAGCGGAACATATCCCTGTTCTCTTCTGTATCTGCAACGAGTGTTCCTTGCCACCCAGGATGTGTGAACTGCCAATACAAATCCAATGCCAACGACACTGTGGTGATCCCCAGCTGCCTTCCCTTGAGTATGACGAAAAAGTGGACATCTTCTTTTAACCCTTTGTCGATCTCACCCATCACATACGATTGAGTCCCCAGAAGTTTGCCCATCTTCTTGAGACCCTCTTCCTTGGTCTCAATCTTGAGTTCACTACAGAACTTGTAGAACTGCTGGAGGTTGAAGTTCATAGGGGTGTTCTACAGGGCAACATATTGTTGTAGTCAAACGTGTTGTTCCTAATGCCCTTACAGATGTTGTGAAACAAGGTTGCATTGTTGGGCATTCTGCCCTGGTACAAGTGAAACACCCCGCCTTCAAAGTGAGTGCCTATCCCGTACTTCCCGTAGGTATGCAAGTCCCACGCCCCCTCTTCTGGGGTCTTGAAGTAGTGGGTTGGATAAAGAGTCTTGTACTTGACCTTGTAAATTTCGGCAGCATAGCTCACGTTCTCTGCCACGTCACACGTCTCATTCTCACAAAATGACGGTCTTCCCATATCATCCCAAATGTCTCTGCTGATGGCTAGAAAGGCGGGGGCTGCATAGATATGTGAATAGGGTGCTATGTGGTTGCTCACCTGAGCAATCCCCACCATGCTCTTGTTGTTCAGGGCAAACGAGATAGCCTTGTCCACAATCTCTTTGTTGAGTGGCACACAATCAATGTCCAAAAACAACTTCACTTCTGCCATGCTTGACATCATGATGTTGTCCATCCAAATCCCGTGGGGTATCTCTTGTTCTGTGTAGTTCACCGTCAAGCCTAAATGCTCACAGGTTTCTTTGTGAGCGTTGACAATGAGACGGTCTACATTAGGCCAGTGTAAGCAGTGAATCTGGGGTTGCATCATTTGTAAATCATCCTGGCTAGTTTATAAATCTCTACCGTCTTGTCTGTCATCATGATCATTTGTGAATCAACGGGTGGCACTTCTCCTACCGCCTTGTAGTGCTGCACTACCCTAGTCGAGTAATTCACAGTAGGCTTTAATGATCTGGCTACCCTGACATTATGAGCCTTCACGTTTGCCCACATATGACGGTCTCCTACCGCACAGTCAGCTCTACTCTTGAACATCCAGTTGCGTGCCAGGTGGTGCGCTGTAGGCCCAAACAAATAGCAGTTGGTGTCATTAAAGTCATACCCGTCTGACTCCTCGTCCACGCACATCCACGAGCCATCTTCTCTGTAAAGGTTTCTAGGACAAGTCACCACGTCCACGTTGGCCTCCTTCATGACCCCCAACATTGTCTCTAGATGATTGGGTTCATACCAACAGTCTGCATCCAAAAAGGCAATGTAGTCGTACCCCTGTGCAGACGCTACCGCAGCCCCCACACCTCTGGGTGTGTCTCCAAAATCCGCACTGTTGGGTATTGTGATGTGCTTGATCCAGGACAACTTCTCCACCACCTCATTAGGATACCCGTCTGCCACCATGAAATGATACACATGATTGTGCGTCTGGTGACCCACACTCGTCATGCACTTACTCAGCGTCTCTAAACTCTCTTTGTAATAAGGCGTGATCACTGCTATTTTGTTCATTCAGGTTTCCCCATTCTTTCGTCATCCCACCTGGCAATCTCTAGTCGCACTTCTTTGTTCTTGGCACAGCTGATCAACTCTTTGTAAAACAACTCCGAATATGTTTCACGCCACTCTTTTGCCAGCTTTCTCTTACTCGGTTTACTAATGCAAGCGAGGGCACGTTGCATCTCCTTCCTGAGTTTCACACGAGATGCGTACAACTGCTGTTGCATATCCTTCTGCAAATCCATACCCATATGCCTCTGCTACCAATTTATTCTTCTCTCTCTGCACCTGGACAAGACTCTCCCACAAGACACGACACCGTGCCCGCAGTTCGTCTTCTTCTTCCCAGAGCAGATTACCCAACGTCTTCCCCCATAAACCTCAGCAGCACCCTACAGGCCAGCGTGACATCATCTAACTCACCGTAAAACTGACAGTCATTCATCGTGTCTTTCAACCTCCAAACCATGTACTGGTCCAACAGATCAGTTGCCGTGATCCTGTGACTGCCCACCAGAGTGAACTCCTCACTGACCAACGCTATTACTTTTCCACCTTGTGCCATTACGCTACCCTCCAGACGTGCAATGTGTTCCCGTTACTCTTACAAGTGAACTTGTACCCCAGCCTCTTCCCCGCCCTGTAGTTGGCGTTATAAACCTTGTCCCGATACTCCACCGGAACAGCAAACGAGTCCCCCACGTCCATCTCCTCATAGGGGTAATCAAAGATTACTTTTGGACTAGGCATCTCTACACCTTTTACTATCTCTATTCTTTGCATACTCTACACCTCGTCAGATAACCCTGAGTATACATAAAAAAAGAGGCTATGCAAGTACACACTCACATAGCCTCAAAGTGGCAACTGCAAAGCCACAGAAACACATAATTTTTTTGGGGTGGGCGAGAAGTGGGGGTCACACTTTCCACCCCCTCCGTCCCCATGAAGTAACCGCTCACTAACATACAAAAATGTGAGTAAGCACTTACCAACTTACCCAAAATCCAGTTCAATTTGATACAACAGGCGTTATGTTAAGTTATTCTGATGCGTACGACCAACTGCATCGAGACCCCCAGCTGAGTGAGGGAAGAGGCATCGAAACCCCCTTTTGGGGGAAGATTTACAACAGAGAACGAGTAGTGGTATCCACCTACATTCTGTTCTCCCTACCCTATCAGATACCCTGTTAACTATATAGCCACACACCTTGATCTTCAACTAGATGTACGTCTCCCTATTACTATGTATTATACATACAACTTTGCTTGACACAACAAAGTGACTCGTCACATAATCACCTAATCAACTTCAGGAGAAATACATGATCAAGTTTAAAACATGGCAAGACGGTAACCACACCACACAACGGTTCGCCAGGACACTTCCAGAGGCTTTTCCAGGTCACCTCGACTACAACCTTTATGAGGTTAAACAGAAAGAAGACGAGGAGCTGGTGTTCACATTGATCCTGGTTGCGATAGGCATTATTGCTCTAGCCTTGTTCGTATACCTACCATGACGGCCTGTGAACGCTTAGGGGTTTGTCATTCAATTAGCTGCCCTGAATGTCCTCAAAAATATTTAATTGGGGACAGGTTAAAAAGAATTGGGGACAGGACAACATCTGATATATTTCGTTTAACGGGGTTAGACCACCAGACCCTAGAGAAGGTAGACACGACCGACTCTGATAAACGTAGTGAACTCTGCTTGTACCTCCTGGGCAACCTCGGGGTAGCGACAACGGGGGCTAAACAAGATGTTTAGTAACTTAGATAAACGAGAGTGTCCAACCGAGAGGTTGTTAACTAGAAAAAAAGTTATCCACAGGGTAATTTTCTCTGGTGGTTTTCCTATTGGAAACAAGCACCCTAGCCTATGGTGTGTTTTTAAGTTTATTGTTTTCACCCTCAGGAGGTTCAACAGATTACTTCTAGACTAATCATCTATGTGTATAATCAACTGTGTGGTTCTTCCACATATTCCTAACTTAACTTAAAAGGTAAACACATGAGTGACTTTTCACCTGAAACACGCAACTCAGCCATGTGGTCTGGAGACTCCAGGCGCATCGCACAAGGCAAGGCCAACGAGGTCATCTTGACCAAGACAGGCCAGATGGAAATACCAGACTTGTCTGGCATTGAGGCAGTCCAGATGGGCCATGTCTTTGAACCTGTGATCGGTAGACTGGCCTCTGAACGCCTCCAGGTCAACCTGGAGAAGATAGAAGATGCACTCACGCATCCTACAGAACCCTGGCTGAAGTCTCACTTTGACTTTGTGGGTAAACAAGACGGTGAGACTATCCTGGTCGAATGCAAGAACTACAACGCCCAAGTGCGTAATAAGTTCGAACCAGGATTGATCCCACCCGCAGACATGGCACAGTGCATCCACGAGGCACTGGTGTACGGCTGCAGCAAGGTGTACCTCGCAGTCCTGTTTGGCGGACAGGAACTACAGTTGTTCCCTGTTGACGTAACAGAGCAGATGAAGAAGGACCTGTTGCTGAAACTTGCAGAAGTATGGGGGAGAATTCAAACAAAAAATCCATACCCACCAGAGGATTTAGAGCAAACCCGTCTGATGTTCCCGACCTCTACAGAATCCCTTAAAACGGCCTCACAGAGCGTAGAAATGGCCTGTAGTACCCTAGCCAACATCAAGGATCAAATCAAGGTTTTAGAGGCACAGGAGGCACAGCTGCAGACCATGATCCAAGGTTATATGGAAGACAAGGGCACACTTGTAAGTATAGACAACAAGGTGCTGGCAACCTGGAAAAACGCAAAGG